CATCATACTGGTCACGGACCAGCACCCAGCCTTCGGACCGCTGGCTGGCGATATAGGCCTCGCAGGACTCACGCTGGGCGTGCAGCGAGTTGAACTCCTGCTCGAGCCCTTCCTCGCTGGATTTGCGGGTGTAGATGGCGCAGCGCAGGCGGCGCTTCGGTGCAGCATCTGTCATGCGGCTTCCTTCCGTTCCCGCAGGCCAAAGAAGCGGTATCCGTTCCAGCGGGTGCCAGTGATATCGCGGGCAACCGCTGACAGCGACTTGTACCGCCGGCCCTGCCAGTCGAACCCATCTTTGAGCACGGTGATGACGTGCTCGGCGCCATCCCACTCACGCACCAGCCGTGTGCCGATTACCGGGTTACGCGTATCGCTGATCACCGATTTCCGAACCTTCTTGCCCTCGACCTCATCGGCCAATGCGTCGAGCAGCCGGGTGACCGGCTTTGAAGGCCCGCCCCAGGTAAGTTCCTGAATGCGGTAGGCCAGCCTCTGTTCCAGAAACGACCGGCTGTTGTTTGGCGCCGTGGATCGCATCAGGGTTTGCCATTCGGCCTTCAGTTCCCCGACCGTCATTGCCTTCAGCGCCGCCAGCCTGGCCAGCACCTGAGCATCATCATGTTTGTGCATTATCATCGTCCTCCGTTGCGGGCCTTGCGCCCGGGACGACTGACGCTCTTGGCGGGCGGGATAGCGAGCGAACTATCTCCCCAATCTGCAGATAAAGGACTGGACTGTTCGCGTAGGCGGAGCACGCCAGCGGCCAGGATCCGGCCCAACTCGGACAGCCGGGCTTCGGTTGTCATTTTGGATGGGCAAAGGCCATTTGACCTGGATGTCTGGGTGGGCATGGAGACCGTTCGCAATAGAGGTTGATTGCCGAGACGGTAAGCGCGCGATCTCCATATAAACAAGCATTATCATATGGTTGTCGTAGCCGCGCGAAATCGTGAGCATTGCTGCGCTGGCGACGTGCGAGCCTTCCGAACAGCGGCCTGAAACCTTGCGAAAACCTGCGCAATTTGATTCGCGGTGACGACCGGCGAACCGGGTTTCTGTTCCTGCCGATCATGAAGGGATCGAGTGGTCGCGCCAACGCGTTCTTGACCCCTGTAGCCGCCGCCACTACGCTAATCCGCATAGATGCGTGATTTTAAGGGTTGGCCCAAGCCATGAAGAACCGATGACCACTGACAACATGACTTTTGGGCGGCAGATTTCCAAGGGCAGGAAGGCCATGGCCCTTAGCCAGAAAGAATTGGCGGCGCTGATCATGAAAGAGGAAGATGGCACAGCGATCTCGCCGCAGTACCTCAATGATATTGAGCATGATCGGCGGAGCCCCACATCGGATCATCTGATCCGGCAGTTCGCGACGGTGCTGAACATCGACGAGGGCGTGCTGTTTCTGACAGCGGGCAAGTTCCCAGATGACCTGCGTAGCAAGCTGAACGACCCAGCCAAAGCGGCTGCGGCCTTCGTCAACTTCCGACGCGCCATCACTGATTGACCGGACGACGGCGATGAGGATGATCCCCGATCAGAAGGGCCGATTTGCTGAGCGGCCGTATTACACGAACGATGAACTGGATCGCGAGTGTGAGCGGCTGGTCAGGGCTCTGCATCGCAAACGCAATCAGGATCCGCGCCCCCGGATCACCACGGACGAGCTACATCTGCTGATCGAACAGAACGACGCCAGCCTGGATTCCTGCGCCGACCTGACGATTTACGGCGATGATGTTGAAGGTGTCACGGCGTTTCATCCTGATGGCGACCCTGAAGTCTCGATTTCGGACAGGCTGGCGAATAATCCCCGCCGCGAGAACCGTCTGCGCACCACATTGGCGCATGAGTTCGGCCATGTGCATTTCCACCGCTATCTGTGGGCTGGCAAGTTTCAGGCTGGTCAGCTTTTCGACCGCGGAAGCCGCGAGAACAAGGCGATCTGCAAGCGCGACACGATCATTCAAGCCGCAAACTACGACTGGATGGAGTGGCAGGCCGGTTATGTCAGCGGTGCGATCCTGATGCCGGTCAGTTCGATTCGCCATTTGGTGTCAGATTACTGCCAGGCGCGCGACCTCCACGCCGCCGTGGCAGTCCGCTCGGACCATGGTCGGCAGATCATCGGCGCGGTGGTGGAGACCTTTCAGGTATCGGAGGAAGCGGCCGAGGTCAGGCTCAAGGTGCTCAAACTGCTCGGCGAATCTGACAGACAAGGCTGCCTGTTCGGATAGTCCACAGCAAATCCGCTAATCTGCGTATATTTTCGATTGACCCGCCACGGATGCGTTAATACGCTCTTTAGCAGATCGACGTGCACCCGCGCCTGATTCTATCCAAGGAGTCCCCATGACCTCGATTGCCACCGTCATTCGCAAAACCTCTACCACCACGCTGCGCGCCTATTTTGAGCACTGCGGAATTGGCCTGCCTGCAAATATCGACTGGGCTGTCCCTGATCCGGAAATCGTGCCGCCACTGCTGAAGGCGGTTGATGAATTGACCGAGATCGACAAGGCCCGCCTTGCGCTCGATGCCGGTCGGATTGGTGATCTGGTCACCGAGGTCGGCCAGATCGCGCTCTATGGCGTCGCCGAAGACAAGGCATTTCTCGACACACTGGGCGGTGCGCATGATCGGGCGTTCTGGATATTTCTCAACCAGCCTGACAGCTTCCGCCGGGCCGAAGAGGTCCGCTACACCGACGAGCGCCGTCGTGGGCGTTCATGGGCTGGCTTCATTGTCGCTGCCGACCAGCCGCTGAGCAAAGACCCTACTGCTCTCGAAGCCTTCAAGGCGGCGCTTCGCGAATGTTTTGCGTCACCCAATATCCATGTCGACATCTTCGACCGCCGCCGCCCGACCTTTGACGGCGACGATTGTGAACTGATCCAGATCGCCGTCTACCGCGAAGGCTTGCCGGATGATGTGTTGGAATTTGACGCAGGCGATCTGGTTCGCCGCGTGCGCAGCCCGGTGTTTGAGGCCGCGCTGACCTATGAACCTGCTACCGGCGTCGTTGAAGTGGTGGCCAACGACAGCAAGAGCCGTGAAGCCATGGCGCGGATCATGGTGCGTGATCTGCTCCAGATCGAGTTCACCAGCGAGAAACTGCCGTCCCGCAATTATGATCTGAGCCCGCTTCAACAGCACCATGCTTTCCCCCGGGATGCTGCCGACGGAATCGAGTCCGTGACCTTGAAGCAGCTGCGCCTGATGCCGATGGACAATCAGGGCCAGCGCGTGACGCTGGAATGCATGCGCGGCAGCGAGGAGACCATCTGGGAGATGGCTGCGGGCCATTTCGGCGACCGTAGTCCGCTTCTCGGCGGCTGGGTGGTAACGCAGGCGAAGCTCACCATCGCCTTCCTTCCCAAGGGAGATGCGCGGCGTGGGCGCGTTCTGTCTCTGACGATCACGATGCCGCACGGCTGCAATCTCAAGGACCTGACCCCGGAAGAGCAGTTGATCGGTGAAAAGTACCTGCGCCGTTGGGGCATCCTGTCCGGGGACACTGGCAGCGATGATTGATCAGGCATCTGCCCGATTGCTACTGTCGATTGCGGAAACGCCCGGTGCGAAGATTGCGGGATCGATGCTGCGCGACTTTCATCCCAGACAGGAAAAGCAGTTGGTAGAGGCCAAATTGCTGGCACCGCAGGGGGACACCCTCGCGGCGCCCCTGTCACTCGACCATGACGATGAGCCTATTCGCCTGAACTGGTCCAGCGAACATGGAGGATACGGCTACTACAGCCCGGCGGCGACCTGGGTGTCGGTTCCGGCAGACAGTCTGCTCGTGTTAGGCGTCAACCTGCCGGTGCTGCTGGCCCGGATGTTGACGCAGCTGGAAATCGTGGGCGGGGCCGAGCCTATTGCGCTGGTGCCTGACGCTATCTGGGAAATCGGCAATGTCCGTTTACCCGGTCGCAGCAAGCCCGTACCTCTGTGGGCTGCCCGGCGTCTGTCCGATCCGGGTGTCTGGGAGGCCTTTATGGCAGCCACGCGTTTGCGCCCGGCACCGGGGCTTCGAATTGTGCTGAGCACGACACCGGCGGCTCGCCTGCCAAAGCAGATGTTCGAGGGTCATGAAATCATCAGCGTCGGCGATGTGGCTGACCACGCCGCCGGCGTTGCCGTCGATCCTTCGTTGTTGGCAGCCCGCGTTTCCATCGGGGCGTCAAAGTCCGACGCACCGATTTCCATGTCCGCAGACGGCGGGTCGATCGCGGTTCGTGGCAAGCGATATGTATTCACCGGCCCGAAGCAGAGGGCCATCATCCGCTACCTCTATGAAGCGTGGGAAAATGGTGCGCCCGAATGCCTGACCGACGCGGTGCTAGAGGCGGCCGAATGCTCCAATAGCGTGAACACGCTGACCAAGGCCTTTTCTGGCCGCAAGGATTGGAAGGAATTCATCAAGGTCGAGAGTGGACGCTGCTGGATCCAGTGCTGACCGGCGCCATAATCCTGCAATGCAAGCCGCCTTCGGGCAGCTTTTTTGTGTCCGGCGCGCTCAATAGCTGATTCCTACCCTGAGCCCTACCTCGCTCCTTCCGGGCTCCTACCTCCGCTGGCGCCAATGTCTCCTCAGGTTTTCGAACCCAACCCAAGGAGACGCCAATGGCTACCAGACACCTATCCCAGATCGAGCTTGCCGCTCGCTGGAACCTTTCCCACCGCACGCTCGAGCGCTGGCGGTGGACGGGCGAAGGCCCGCAATTCATCAAGCTCGGCGGGCGCGTCGTTTACCGCCTCGAAGACATCGAGGCGTTCGAAGCCGCCCAGTCCCGCCACAACACTGCCCGCGCTGATGCGCCGGCAGCGGCGTGAGGATGACCCCGATGACCATCCCCAACCACATCACGCTGGACGATTTCGTGCTGATGCCGATCGGCAAAATCGTCGCTCTGCCGGCCGACGTTCTGGCTCACCTTCAGCAGGACTTCGACGATCAGCTCCGCATGGCCAAAGCGGCCAGCGACTGGCTGAACGGAGCCCTGACATTGAAATATGCGGTCCGCGCCCAGCAGGAACGCAGCTCTGCAGGCAAGGACTTCGGAACTACCCGCTTCGCTGATGGCGATGTGACGATCGTCGCGGACCTGCCCAAGAAGATCGATTGGGATCAGGCCCGGCTCGAAGCACTGACCACCCGTATTCGTGAAGCTGGCGAGAACCCGGCTGAATACCTCGATGTCAGCTTCAAGGTCCCCGAACGCAAATACACCGCGTGGCCTGAACACATCCGCGTTGCCTTCGAACAGGCTCGAACTGTCCGCGCGGGCAAACCCACTTTCCGCCTTTCCAGCAATTGAGGTGCTTTCCATGAACCGCATCAAAGCGATCCAGAAACTCCGCAAGTCCACCATGTTCATGAGTGGGCTGCCGGACACGATTTCCATCCCCGGGCGCCCTGGCGCTGCCGACACCGTGTTCCCTATCGAGAACGCCACGCTCGATGAGCTGGCGCAGGCCAAGCTCGCCTACGACGCCGAAGCCAGTGAGATTTACAAGAAGGGCGATGCGCTGCGCATCCTATGTGACCGGGCCCGCAAGGCCGGTGCTGTGGGTGCTGATGTTGTGGTCGATGTTCTGATCCGTGCGCGGGAGATCGACTGATGTCTCTCCCGATTATTTCAGCCGATCAGCGGCTGGCAGAAGCCCGCGGCATCAAGGGCGTGATCTTCGGCAAGTCCGGCATTGGCAAGACCAGCCTGCTGTGGACGCTGGATGCAGACCGGACCCTATTCTTCGACCTCGAGGCAGGCGACCTCGCCATCGAAGGCTGGGGTGGCGACACCGTCCGTCCTCGCACCTGGGAAGAGTGCCGCGACTTTGCCGTGTTCATCGGCGGGCCGAACCCGGCGCTGCGCGACGACCAGGTCTACAGCCAGGCACATTACAATGCCGTCTGCGCCCGGTTCGGCGATGCCGCAGCGATCGAGCGTTACGAGACGATCTTCATCGACTCCATCACGGTTGCCGGGCGCCTGTGCTTCCAGTGGTGCAAGGGCCAGCCCGAGGCCTTTTCCGACAAGACCGGCAAGCCCGACATGCGCGGCGCTTACGGCCTGCACGGCCGGGAAATGATCGCCTGGCTGACCCACCTTCAGCACACCCGGACGAAGAATGTCTGGTTTGTCGGCATCCTCGACGAGAAGCTGGACGACTTTAATCGCAAGGTTTTCCAGCCGCAGATCGATGGGTCCAAGACCGGCCTCGAACTGCCGGGCATAGTCGATGAAGTCCTGACCATGGCTGAGGTCAAGGACGAGGCCGGCACCGCGTCGCGTGCCTTCATCTGCCAAACCCTCAACCCCTGGGCCTATCCGGCCAAGGACCGGTCCGGCCGTCTTGCCGTCATCGAGGAACCACACCTCGGTCGGCTCATGGCCAAGATCCGCGGGCCGGTCGCACCTGCCAGCGAGCGGCTGGAATTCGGCTTGCCCGATCTGCCGACCGCCGACGCCATCCCCAACCAATCCCCTCAGAACTGATCAAGATAAGGAGCCCCATCATGGGTAGCTGGAACGATTTTAACGACGCCAAACAAACCTCGAACATCATCCCCAAGGGCACGCTCGCCAAGGTCCGTGTGACCATCCGGCCGGGCGGCCATGACGATCCCAGCCAGGGCTGGACGGGCGGCTATGCCACCCGCGGCACTACCGGCTCGGTCTATCTGAACATCGAGTACACGGTTCTTGAGGGCCCGTTTGCCAAGCGCAAGGTGTTCGGCATGATCGGGCTCGACAGCGCCAAGGGCCCTGACTGGGCGAATATGGGCCGCGGGCTGACCCGCGCCATCCTGAACTCGGCGCGCGGAATTGCCGACAAGGACAACAGTCCCCAGGCACAGGCGGCCCGCCGGATCAGCGGCTTTGGCGATCTCGACGGTCTGGAGTTTATCGCCCGCATCGATGTCGGCACCGACAGCAATGGCGATGACAAGAATGATATCCGCACCGCTGTCACGCCGGACCACCGGGAATATGCGGCGCTGATGGGATCGGTCGCGGCAACACCGGCGGCTGCGTCGTCTCAGTTCCCCGCCACGCCCGCAACCGGCGGTCGCCCCGCCTGGGCTCAGTGAGGAGGCAGCCATGATCCTTCGTCCCCGACAATCCCTATTCGTCGAGCGCAGCCTGTCTGCGCTCGACACCCACGGCAACACGCTCGGCGTCGCGCCGACCGGCACCGGCAAGACGGTTATCCTGTCCGCAGTCGCGGGTCAGATGATCGGCGACAGCCGCGCCAAAGCCTGTGTCCTTGCCCACCGCGATGAACTGACCGATCAGAACCGGGATAAATTCTCCCGGGTCAATCCGGGCATGTCGACCTCCGTTGTCGATGCCAGCAGCAAAGACTGGCAGGCCCAGGTCACTTTCGCGATGGTGCCGACCCTGTCGCGGCCGGCCAATCTCGACGCCATGCCGGCCGTCGACCTGCTGGTGATCGACGAGGCACATCACGCCGTCGCCGACAGCTACCGGCGGATTATCGACCAGGTGCTGCACCGCAATCCGATGGCGCGCATCTTCGGTGTCACCGCCACGCCCAATCGCGGTGACCGCAAAGGGCTGCGCGATGTGTTCACCAACGTCGCCGACCAGATCTGCATGGGCGAATTGATCGCCTCAGGGCATCTCGTGCGTCCGCGTACCTTCGTGATCGACGTTGGCGTTCGCGAAGATCTCGGCAAGGTGCGCAAGACGGCGGCCGATTTCGACATGGGCGCAGTCGATGCGATCATGAACAAGGCGCCGGTGACCGACCAGGTTATCGCGCATTGGCGGGAGAAGGCTGGTGACCGCCAGACCGTGGTGTTCTGCTCGACCGTCAGCCATGCCGAAAACGTGGCGGGCGCTTTCAATGCAAACGGCATTGCCGCGGCCGTCGTGCATGGCGATCTTGATGACGCGACCCGGCGTGCCACCCTTGCGGCATATGATGCCGGTGACCTTCAGGTGGTCGTCAATGTCGCGGTTTTGACCGAAGGCTGGGATCATCCCCCGACCTCCTGCGTCATCCTGCTGCGCCCCAGCTCATTCAAATCGACCATGATCCAGATGATCGGGCGCGGCCTGCGCACAGTGAACCCGGAAGATTATCCAGGCATCGTCAAAACCGACTGCATTGTCCTCGACTTTGGCACCTCGACACTGATCCATGGTTCGCTCGAGCAGGATGTCGATCTTGATGGCAAGCAGGCCACCGGCGACGCGCCCACCAAGGAATGTCCGGAATGTGGTGCTGTCGTCCCGGCGGCCGTGACCGAATGCCCGCTGTGCGGTCACATCTGGGAAGGTGCCGGGCGTGACCCAGCCGAGCCCCTCGGTCAGTTCATCATGGCCGAAATCGATCTGTTGAAGCGTTCGAGTTTCCAATGGGTGGATATTTTCGGGGATGATGCCGCGCTCGTTGCCATCGGTTTCCATGCCTGGGCGGGTGTCTTTTTCCTGAACGGCCGCTGGTACGGCATTGGTGGCCAGCCCCGGAAGCCGGCACATCTCCTGGCGGTCGGCGAGCGCAGCATCTGCCTTGCCGCCGCCGATGACTGGCTCAACACCCATGAGAGCGACGAGTCCGCCCACAAGAGCCGTGGTTGGTTGCGCCAGCCGCCGACGGATAAGCAGCTGGCTTTCCTGCCGGTCGCCTATCGCTCGGATTATGGCCTGACGCGTTACCACGCCTCCGCGCTGATCTCCTTCCGCTTCAACCAGTCCGCCATCCGCAGCCTCGTGCATGGCGCGGATCCCGAAGCATTCCGGGAGGCGGCATGATGGACAAGACCCATGGAGAAATCGCCTTCCGCCGAACAGCGGCTGCGGTGCTGGCACCCACGCGGATTGCTGTGTGCAGTATGTCGTCGACCAACCTCTGGCTTCGGCTGGTTGGGCCCGCAACGGACGAAACATTCGGGCCCGTCTGTGTGGTTCTGCTCCATCAGCTGCCAGCGTTTCTTCTGGCTGCGAGCGCGAAAGGTGCCGGACATGGTTGATCTGACCGAGCACGAGATGGCCGCGATCCGCGCCACTCTTCAGCCGATGGCTGGGGTGATCGATGCGATCGGCTGGCAAACCCCGCCCAGCGCCTGGTCGCAGGAGCAGATGCTCCAGCTGATCTCCGTCGCAATCGAAGGCTTCCAGACGGCGATGCGCGACATTGCTGCTGCCGACCCGATGTACGTGCCGTTCTGATGCTGGACTTCAATCACCGTCCCGCATTCGGCGAACGCCTGAACGCCTTGGTCGATAGCCATCTCGAGACGGACAATGCCGCGCGCAGCCCCCGGGATTATCTCGGCGGCTCGCGGGTGGGCGTTTCCTGCGAACGCGCGCTCCAGTTCGAGTTCACCGCTACGCCCAAGGATGAAGGCACCGACTTCTCGGGCCGCACCCTGCGGATTTTCGCCATGGGTCACGCCCTTGAAGATCTCGCCATCGCTTGGCTGCGCGGCGCCGGCCTCGACCTGTTCACCCGCAAAGGCAATCGCCCCGATGGGGACCAGTTCGGCTTCTCAGCCGCTGGCGGGCGCCTGCGCGGCCATGTCGATGGGATCATTGCCAGCGCCCCTGCAATGCTTGGACTGGGTGTCCCAGCGCTCTGGGAATGCAAAACCATGAACGCGAAGAACTGGCGTGCCTGCGTCAAGGACGGCGTGGTCAAATCCAAGCCGGTCTATGCCGCCCAGATTGCGCTGTACCAGGCCTATATGGAAGCCAGCGTGCCGGGAATTTCTGCCTCACCCGCGCTGTTCACCGCGATCAACAAGGACACGGCCGAGCTCCACCATGAACTGGTGCCGTTCGACGCGGACCTTGCCCAGCGCATGAGCGACAAAGCGGTGCGCATCCTCACGGCAACCGATGCCGGGGAATTGTTGCCGCGTTTCACCAGGACCCGCGACCATTTTGAATGCCGGTTCTGCTCATGGGCGGCCCGTTGCTGGGAGATGGCCCAATGAGCGAGGACAACATCGTCCACTTCAATCCCTGGCGGGATTTCAACGACGCCCCGTCGCTGGAAGAGCTGTTTCTCGAGCCCGACCCAGCCCAGATCGCCACCTTTGTCGATGTGGTGTTCAGCTATTGTGACGGCCTGATCCCGGTCCGCAGTTTCATCGACAAGGGTCAAGGCATCGAGGGCAAGCCACATAATATCTGGATCGACGCTGATGCCTCGGCACCGGACAAGCTGACGACCTTCGCCCATTGGGCCGGGCGCGAGGGTGCGGCGGTTTACGTCATTCCCGGCACGGTGACGGAGAGCGGCCAGGCGAAGTCGGCGGATATTGCCGCCATGCAGGCGATCGTCGTCGACATCGACACCGGCGATATCGGGGCCAAGCTCACCCATCTGATCCGGCATCTGGGCGATCCGGCGCTGGTCGTGGAGAGCGGCGGGCGGACGCCCGAGGGCGCACACAAGCTCCATGTCTGGTGGAAGCTCTCGGAACCCGCGACCTGTACCGACGTCGAACAGGTCTGCGCGCTGCGCGGTGCCATTGCTACCAAGGTCGCTGGCGATACCCATTTCCGCTCGGCGCACCAGCCGATCCGCGTTCCGGGCACGATCTACCACAAAGGTGGCAGCCAGCGGATGGTGCAGATTCTGCAACATCTCCCCGGGCATGACGTGGACTTGGGGGACTTTGCCGAAGCGGTGGGTGCCATGCCGGCCATGCCCGGGATTGGCGCGGCGACGGCCACGTCTGCGGACAAGCCTTCGCTGGGCGATGTGCTGACGACGCCGGTCCATGAAGGTGGAGCTGATGCGTGGTCGCGGTTCGAGGGCGCCAGCGCCGCCATCGGCCACTTCATCCGGCAGGTCCATGAGGGCCGGATCAGCCCGGATGAAGGCTGGGAAGCGATCTGCCAGTATAATGCCGCAATGCTGCGGCCGAGCTGGCCCCTCGAGCGGTTGCGCCAGGAATCCGACCGTCTCTGGCGGTTGCATGTCGAACGCAATGGCCCGCCGCTGCTGCGTTCTGCCACAGCGCCGCGCCAGTCGGAAATGCCGGCCTTCACCTTCGGCGCGCTGCTCGACGACACCAGCCCCATGCCACCGGATATTGTGTCGCCGCGGCTTCTTACGGCTGGAGGCATGCTGGTGCTCGGCGGCGCACCCAAGGTCGGCAAGAGCGACTTCTTGATCTGCTTTCTCGCGCACATGGCGGCAGGTGTGGCGTTCCTCGGCTTCATGCCGCCGCGCCCCTTGCGGATTTTCTACCTGCAGGCCGAGATCCAGTACCACTATCTGCGCGAACGGTTGCAGGCGATCCGGCTGGATCCCGCTGTGATCGCTGCCGCGCGCGATAACCTCATCGTCACGCCGAAACTGAAACTCTTGCTCGATGATCGCGGGGTGGCGCTGGCCGTCGATGCAATCAAATCTCATTTCCCGGCCGACCCGCCCGACATCATCTGCATCGACCCGATCCGTAACCTGTTTGACGGCGGGCCGGACGGCGGCGGCGAAAACGACAACAGCGCCATGATGTTCTTCCTGCAGGAGCGGGTCGAGCAGTTGCGCGATGCAGTGGCGCCCGATGCCGGCGTGATCCTCGCGCACCACACCAAGAAGATGACCAAAAAGCAGGTCGCCGAGGATCCGTTCCAGGCGCTGTCCGGCGCCAGTGCGCTGCGCGGCTTCTACACCTCGGGCATCATCATGTACCGGCCGCTGGAGGATCGCAGCGAACGCCGACTGGAAATCGAACTGCGCAACGGGCCCGCGATCGACCCGATGCTTGTCGACAAGCGCGGCGGGCAATGGGTCGAGATCGATGCCAGCAGCGAGCGCCTGATCCGCAAGGATGTCGGTGCCCGGCTCGATGCCGAGCGGATCCGCAAGCATGATGTGATCCTCGGGCTCCTGCTCGACGAGGCCGGAACCGGGAAGCTCTACACCTCCAACCAGTTCTGCGAGGTCCATGAAAACAAGGCCGGGCTTGGGGGCAAGGATACGATCCGCGACCGGATCAGCGTGCTCGCGACCAAGGGCTACATCAAATATCTGCGCGATGGTTCCGCCCTCAACCTCGGGCCGTCCCGGTCGCGTTTTGGCTATCTGTGTGTCGAAGGCATGGCGATGCCGATCGAGGATGCAGACCCTGACACCGGCGAGATCGTGACCACGCCGGTCGCGGTTCTGCCCAGCCATTACAAGTCACCGCAGACCGGCGCGCTGCTGGAGGTCGAGAACCCTTCGATATGGGTCTATCCCGAGGGGGACGAGGCATGATCATCACCACCTCGCTCTATGCGCGCCAATGCGCTGCAATCAGATTGGGTGAGTTTTGCCCAAACTACCAAACTGCCCCGTCACGCACATGCGGAATTACGCGCCAACGCGCAGCGGGCAGATTGGGCCGGTTTCCGAAACTACCCCAGCAGAATTGCCCCGGGCTACGCGTGGTCACGCTCTACCCAGATTGGGTGGAGAGGTCGTTTCCAAACTCCCCAAACTGGAATTTCTGGCAGTTTTCTGGGGGTTTAAGTGCCTTCCCAACTAGGTGGTGTGAAACCCCCATTCTAAAGAATGGGGGCGCACCCCGTGGGGTGTGCGCCCTCCATCAGAATGGGATCCCGCGAGCCGTCGATTCAGGTCAGCAGCGCGAACCACCCTGATACCCTATCCCGACCTTCCGCAAACATCATCCCAGACATTCCCGAACGGAGACCATAATGGCTTCGCATACCCTCGCTTTGCCTGCAGGTGTTGCACCCCCTGCAACAACTGCCGGACTGATTGCCCCGTCCACCACGATGCTTGCATTGGATCTGGGCACCACCACCGGTTGGGCCCTGCGCCCGTCAACCGGTCCGATTGTCAGCGGCACCCTCAGCCTCAAGCCTTCCCGCTATGACGGCGGCGGCATGCGGTTCGTCCGGTTCCGCAAATGGCTCGATCAGCTGGATGCTGATGCCGGGCCGATCGCCACGGTCCACTTCGAGGAGGTCCGGCGCCACCTCGGCACCGATGCCGCCCACATTTATGGCGGCTTGCTGGCGGTGCTCACCGCATGGGGCGAGGAACAGGCAATCGCCTACCAGGGCGTGCCGGTCGGGACGATAAAGCGGTTTATCACCGGCAAAGGCAATGCCGATAAAACCGCCGTCATCACAGCCGTTCGGGCCAAGGGATTTTCCCCAGCCGACGACAACGAGGCTGACGCCATCGCCATTTTGCTTTGGGCCATCGAGACCCGTGGCGGTGTGCGATGAGCCGGGGCCGGAAGAAGAAACCGGGTAAGCGCCACGCTTGCGGAAAGCGGCTTCGCAGCGAAACCCAACACGAGGCCATGTCGACGGTGCTGGAAGCCCGGCAACGCCACTTTCAGGTAACGCCCCGTCAGGCCCGTGATGAGCGTTTGGGCACGGCCCTCGGTCGGCTGGCATTCCGTGAAGTCATTACGCCGGACCAGTATGCTGCCGGGGAGAAGTTCGGCGAACTCACCCACCGGCACCATGTGGTGTTTGGCCTGCCGCTGCCGAACCCCAGCTCGGTTGCGGGCCTGCTGATCAACGAGGGGATCTTCGGTGGCAGCGCGCCTGACCCAGATCAGGCATTCCTGGAGAAGCTGCGCCGCCGCTACGACCGCGCCATCAGTGTGCTCGCCGAGTGTGACCGTGATCGTCCCAATGTCATGGGGCGATCGCCTTCCGTCTTGATCAAAGCGGTTGTCTGCATCGATGAGGACGCATCCAACCTGGCCAATGTTGAATTGCGCAATCTGCGCGCTGGACTGGATGCCCTGGCCGAATATTTCGGGATCACCAGGAACACTGGCGGATCTTTGGTCACGCGCGATCACGCAGCAATGCGCAGGACTTAGGCCATTGATATTATTGATTATTTATGATTGACGGGACTAGGCAACTGGCATAGTGTTCCGAAATTCCAGAATTAAGAACTGCGCCCGGGGCTTAACCGCTTCCGGGCGTTTTTCGTTTCAGGCGTTGCGCATGGCTGAACGGCAACGGGGACGTCGGGCAGTTGCGCAGCGCCTGCATCGTTTACAGGCAGAGCCCCTCTGCCGAGATTGTGCCTCCGTCGGGATTGTCCGAGAGGCGACCGTACCTGACCACATAGTGCCGCTAGCCCATGGAGGATCGGACGAAGACAGCAACATCCGCTGCCTCTGCGCCGAGTGCCATGCCAAGCGGACTGCCGAACAATTCGGCCATCGCAGGACGATCGCCGTGGGCCCCGACGGGTGGCCGATCGAGTGAGCAAGCCGGGGGGGCGGTTCGTTCTCAGTCGCTCTCGGTAGGGAAACCGCGCATGGTCCAAAGAACGCGCAACCGCGAGTTAGCGACCGGGGGTCAAAATCTAGAAAGTCCAACGAATACAGTCTTTTCGACTGGATAGATGGCGCAAAAAGAGCGTTAGTCGTTTCACCAAAACGAAAGCGACGCAGATGACCAACAAGGCCCTTACCACCGCCAACGAAGGCTGGGGCTTCTTCGGCACAGCAGGCAACTTAACGGATGCCCAGGCAGCCTGGACCATCGCCTTCCCGGCGGTAGCCAAGGCCACTGGCGGCAGCGCCGAAGGAGTTCGGGATTTTCTCGACAGCCGGCACGGACGCCACTTGGCTGACGATGTCGCAAACGGCATCCACAGCGGTCTTGACCTCAAGGCTGCCATTGACGCGGCAATCACCCGCTGGATGGGCTGGACCATCAACCGCGCGACTTCGCGGGACCATGGCATTCCGGTGGGGCTGCCTTACCTGACCGGCTTTGTCGGCCTCTACGAGATATTGGCAGAGGCCGAATGAGCGCGGACGTCACCAGCACAATCCGCCTTGCGATCCGCACGCTGCCCGAAGATTTCGACCGCAGCCGAATTGGCGTTGTGCTCGAGACGATCGAACAGGAACTTTACGAGGGCGGCGTCTACGCAAGTGCGACCGCCGACAGCATGACCATCGAAATCATGGTCCGCACGGACCAGTTGCTCGACACCGCCAAGGTGCTGAACGAGCTCGAGCTGGTCTGACCCGGGGGCAATAGCCCCCCCAGCTACCCTGCGACCTGACATTTTGACCACGCGCCGCGAGCCTGAAGGCTTCCGCGGCCAAACGCTATTCAAGGATATCTATGGATCAGAACTGGCCGGCCCAGAGCAGTGAGCTTTGGCCGATTGATAAAATCACGCCCTATGCGCGCAACTCCCGCACGCACTCGGACGAACAGGTCGCGCAGATCGCGGCCTCGATCCGTGAATGGGGTTGGACAAATCCGATCCTCGTTGATGAAGATGGCGGCCTGCTCTGCGGGCACGGCCGCCTGCTCGCCGCCCGCAAGCTGGGCCTCAGCCAGATCCCGACCATGGTCGCCAAGGGCTGGAGCGAGGCTCAGAAGAAGGCCTACGTCATCGCCGACAACAAGCTGGCGCTGAACGCTGGCTGGGACCTCGAGATGCTGGCGGTCGAACTGGGCGATCTGCAGGGCTTTGACTTCGATCTGATGCTGACCGGGTTCTCGGACGACGAGCTCTCGAAGCTGCTGGCTGAAAATACCGACGGGCTGACCGATCCTGACGCGATTCCAGCTGTGCCAGCCACCCCTGTCGCGAGGCCAGGCGATGTCTGGCTGATGGGCAAGCACCGTCTGATGTGCGGCGACAGCACCAGCGTTGATGACATGGAAAAGCTGACCGCTGGCCAACTGGTCGACATGTGGCTGACCGATCCGCCCTACAACGTCGCTTATGAAGGTGGGACCAAAGACAAGCTCACGATCCAGAACGACAATATGGGCGATGATCAGTTCCGCGAGTTTCTGCGCGATGCCTATGTCACCGCTGATACCGTGATGAAGCCCGGCGCGGTGTTCTATATCTGGCACGCCGACAGCGAGGGCTTTAATTTCCGGGGCGCGGCGCGCGATGCTGGATGGAAAGTGCGCCAGTGCCTGATCTGGAAGAAATCATCGCAGGTGATGGGCCGGCAGGATTTTCATTGGAAACATGAACCGTGCCTATATGGTTGGAAATACGGTGCCGCGCATTTGTGGGCGAATGACCGCAAGCAGACGACCATCCTCGAATTCGACAAGCCCTCACGCAACGGCGAGCATCCGACGATGAAGCCGGTCGCGATTTTCGAGTATCAGATGCTCAACAATACCAAGGGCAGTGACATCGTCCTCGACAGCTTTGCGGGCTCCGGCACCACCGCGATCGCGGCAGAGAAAAACGGCCGCGTTGCGCATTTGATGGAACTCGATCCGCGTTACTGCGATGTGATCATCAAGCGCTGGCAGGATTTTACCGGCAAGGCAGCGACCCTCGAAGCCGATGGCAGGACGTTCGACGACTTTGCCGGAATGGTAACCGGCAAAGAAGCTGAACCAGTCTGATGCGGTCAGGCGGCGGCGAGAACCGCATCCACGATGATGTCGTCGGCATGAGCGCGGGCCTGCGCCATGTCATAGGCCGTCTGCATCCGCATCAGCGTATCGGCCCTGATGCCGAAAGCTTTCTCAAACCGGATCGCCATCTCGGCAGACAAGGCCGCGCGCCCGTTGAACAAATTGCTCAAGGCCTGCCGGGACACATGAAAGCTGGCCGCCAGTCGGTTGATGCTGACCCCATGCGGCGCGACAACTTCGCTCTTAAGCCAGTCGCCAGGGTGAACCGCGAGCGAGGGGTGCATGTTCATGGCCATCAGTGGTAATCCTCTAGATCGAGTTCTGCGATGCTGTGCTCGTCAAGCTTGATAAAGGTCAGGCGCCAGTTCCTTGTGACGGCCATCGACCATCGCCCGGCTTTGTCACCGACCAGTTCGTGCAGTCCATAATTGGGCGGCACGGCCAGTTCATCAAAGCTTGCTGCTGCATCGATATACGCCAGCATTTTGCGGATCCGAGACACATCGCCAACCAGGCCTTTCGCGTTGCCGGTCTCGAAGAACCGGCGCAGGCCCTTATGGGAAATGCTCTCGATATCCATCCAGCCTTATGTCAAGCGGCGCTTGTCATGTCAAGTAGTGCTTGTCGCTCCAACCTGCTTCAGCAGCGATGCCCCCGCCAATACCGATCCCATCGCAGAGCCCAGCCACCCCTGACCATGGCGCAAGAGATATCGCCAGATTTCGGCGACACGCACCAAGCCGCGGTTCGCACGCCGCCAGCTCCGCCCTCGGAGCGGCACTGCATTGCCGGACCGCTCACCAATATATGCCCTTCACGCGACCCGCCCACCGGGCGCCCGACCAGCCTGACCAGCGCATCTCGGGCGTCTTCCGCCGAGGCACGCGGGCATGGCTGATTGGACCTGCAGCTACCGTCGCTCTCTCGCGCGGCGATGCCGGACAGCCGAATACGCGGGCCTTCTGCGCACCAGACCGGTCCATCGCCGTCCCAGACCCGGGTCGGCGTGCAGGTAAACGTGGTGCCCTGCGGTTCAATGACTGCGGCAGCGGCCATGATCAGAAATTCAAATATCGTCGTGTCCTCAGGTTTGGGAGGCTTGGAACCGGTAAGGCGCGAGACATAGAGGAAGGCGCTCGGCCATGAAACCCGGCACAAAACCCAAGCCCACCCATCTTAAATTGGTAACCGGCAATCCCGGCAAACGGGCGCTGAACCGCAAGGAGGCCAAGGCCAAAGCATCGATACCCGCACCGCCGGTCCACCTCACGGCCGATGCAGTCGAGGAATGGAACCGGGTCGCAACGGACCTCTACAATCTCGGCATTCTCTCCGAAATCGACCGGGCAGCACTTGCGGCTTACGCCCAGGCCTATGGCCGCTGGGTCCAGGCAGAACGAGCCATCGCCAAGATGGCCGAGAAGGACCAGCTGACCGGCGGTCTGATGATCAAGACCTCCAACGGCAACGCCATCCAGAACCCGCTGGTGGGCACCGCCAACAAAGCAGCCGCGGACATGATGCGCTACGCCGCAGAATTCGGGATGACGCCCAGTGCCAGGAGCAGGATCGCGGCCGCGCCGCCAGAAGATGGGGGCGACCCCGCCGACCGCTTCTTCGCCTGATCGCACGCTGGCGTATGCCAGGGCGGTTGTGTCAGGCGAGATCATCGCCGGACCCCACGTTCGCAACTCTTGCCACCGGCACATTGCAGATCTCGCGCGCAAGGATGGTATCTGGTTCGACGAGACGGCCGCCAACCACGCCTTCGCCTTTTTCGAGGAGGTGCTGAAGCTTTCTGAAGGCCAGTTCGAAGGCCAGCCTTTCCAGCTGGAACCGAGCCAGGCCTTCATCATTGGCAGCATCTTCGGCTGGAAACGCAAGGACGGCAGGCGCCGGTTTCGCCGCGCTTACATCGAACAGGGCAAAGGCAACGGCAAATCACCGATTGCCGGCGGCATCGGTGTTTACGGCATGACCGCCTGCAAGGAGGCTGGCGCCCAGATCTATGCGGCGGCCGCCAAAAAAGAACAGGCCAACATTCTGTTCCGTGATGCGGTCAAGATGGTGCGGCAATCCCCGGCACTTGCGAGGCGGTTGGAGTTCTCTGGCGGCCCCGGCCGCGAGTTCAACATCGCGCATTTGCCTAGCGGAAGCTTCTTCCGCCCAGTGTCGCGCGATACGGGCAAAACCGGATCAGGACCTCGGCCCTATTTTGTACTGGCGGACGAGGTCCACGAGCTTCCGGATCGCTCAATCATCGAAATGCTCGAGCGCGGCTTCAAGTTCCGCCGCGATCCGCTGCTGTTCATGATCACCAACTCGGGTTCCAACCGGAACTCAGTCGCCTGGGAGGAACACGAACATGGGGTCCGGGTGGCAGCGGGCAACCCTGATGCAGTACTGGACCCGACTTACCTCGGCCAGGTCATCGACGATACGACGTTCAGCTATGTCTGCGCGCTCGACGAAGGCGATGATCCGCTGACCGATCCCAGTTGCTGGATCAAGGCCAACCCGCTCTTGGGCATCACGATCACCGAGCAGTATCTGACCGAGGTTGTGGCCCAGGCCAAAGCAATCCCGGGCCAGTTGAACGGGATCTTGCGGCTGCACTTCTGCATCTGGACCGATGCCGAAACCGCCTGGATGGCGCGCTCGACGCTCGAGCCGCTACTGGCCGAGTTCGAAGCCAAGCGCGGCCAATCCGTCTGGCTTGGGCTGGACCTCAGCCAGAACCGGGATTTGACCGCGCTGGCAGGCGTGCAGCGCAATGGCGAGAAGGACGGCAAGCCCTGCTTTGATGCCTGGGTCGAGGTCTGGACGCCGGGCGATACGCTCAGTGCCAGAGTGCTGCGCGACAAGCAGCCCTACGACGTCTGGGTCGCTGGCGGATTTCTGAATGCGCCCCAAGGCGAGAACATCAGCTTGCGCCAAGTGGCGCAGGCGCTGGCTGAGATGACCACCCAGTTCCGCGTCGAGACCGTGGCCTATGATCGTTACGCCTTCCGCCGGTTCGAGGAGGAAGTCAGCGATCTCGGACTTTCCGTCAATTTTATCGAGCATCCGCAAGGCGGCACAAAACGCGGCAAACCGCAGGACGGGATGAGCGAAGGCCTGTGGATGCCGGGGTCTCTCCGGCATCTCGAGGAACTGATCCTCGAAGGCCGCATCCGGCTCAAACGCAATCCTGTGCTGATTTCAGCAATGATGTCGGCGGTCACCGAAACCGACCGCTGGGACAACAAATGGCTCTCCAAGCAGCGAGCCATCAACAAGATCGACGCAGCCGTGGCGCTGTGCATGGCAGTGGGGGCAGCAATGGCAGGCGACACCTCCGGCTCGATCGACGACTGGCTGAAAAGCCTTCATTCATGAACCTATTTCAAAAGGCGCTCGGATACGTAGCGCGCTCCATAGGGGTCACCGACCCGAGGCTAATTCAGGCCGTGGGCGGCCGCACGACAACAACCGGCGAAGTGGTCTCCACTACCTCGGTCTTGGGCCTCGCGTCCGCCTGGGCCTGCGTCAATCTTCTCGCCGGCACGATCGCATCGCTGCCGCTCATGGTCTACCGGACCCGGAGCGGTGCGCGGATGGTTGCCAGTGACCATCCGCTTTACCGGATCCTGCACGATAGCCCGAATGCCGATCAGACCGCGGTCGATTTTTGGGAGTTCATCTGCGCCTGCATTGAATTGGGCGGCAACGCCTACGCCGAGATCATCCGGTCTCGCGATGGCCGGGTTGTGGCGCTCAGCGTGCCCATCGCGCCCGAAATCATGACGGTGCGCCGTCTGCGCGACGGTAGCCTGCAATATGAGTGGTCAGATGGCGGCGTGCGGTCGACGGTCGCTCAGGAGAACATGCTCCACATCCGGGGCTTTGGCGGCAATCCGCTGGGCGGGCTCTCGACCTTGTCGTTCGGCCGCCAGACCTTCGGCCTGGCACAGGCAATCGAACGGGCTTCAGGCGACACATTCCGCAACGGGGTGCGCCCATCTGGCCTGCTCAAGACCGCCGATACGCTGACCCTCGACCAGCGCAAGCAGGCCGAGGAGCTGCTGCAGGAGAAGTTTACCGGCGCCATCAATGCCGGGCGGCCGATGTTGCTCGACCGAGGCATGGACTGGGTCCAGCTCTCGATCAGCCCCGAAGACGCGCAGATGCTGCAGAGCCGGGCCTTCTCGGTCGAGGAAGTCTGCCGGTTCTTTGGCGTGCCGCCGTTCATGGTCGGTCATACCGAGAAAACCACCAGCTGGGGCACTGGCCTTGAACAGCAGACGCTGGGGTTCCAGAAGTTCACGCTGCGCCGGCGCCTCAAACGTATCGAACAGGCGCTCGCCAAGCAGCTTTTGTCGCCTGCCGACCGCCAGGCCGGGATCGTGATCGAGTTCAACCTGGAAGGCCTGCTGCGCGGCGATAGCGGCGCGCGGGCCTCCTTCTACCAGCAGATGCTGAGCAATGGCGTGATGACCATCAACGAGGTCCGCGCGCTGGAAAACCTCGCGCCTGTGCCGGGCGGCGATGTCCCCCGCATGCAGATGCAGAACGTGCCCATCACCCAAATCAGCACTGGGGCCGGCCTACCGCCGCCCACGCAAGCAAATGCCCCATCGGAGCCAAGACCATGAAACATCTCACCCTGACCCTCAAGTCGAGCGACCTTCAGGAAACCGGCCAGTTCGAAGGCTATGCCTCGACCTTTGGCAATGTCGACCAGGGCGGCGACCTCATCGAGCCCGGCGCATTTCGGGAAAGTGTCGGCAAGGCCCGCACCGAGGGGTGGTCGATCCCGATGCTGTGGCAGCACGATCAGCGCGAGCCGATCGGCGTCTGGCGCGATATCTTCGAGGACGACCGCGGCCTGTTTGTGCGCGGCCAGCTCATCATGGACGGCGATCCGGTTGCCCAGCGGGCTTATGGCAAGCTCAAACACGGCGCGCTTGGCGGTCTGTCGATTGGCTACACCATCCCCAAGGGCGGCGCTGCGCCTGATCCCTACAAGGCCGGCGTGCTGCGCATCAAGAAGATCGACCTTCGCGAAATCAGCCTCGTCACCATGCCGATGAATATCGAGGCCAAGGTGACTGCGGTCAAAACCGTCACCGACGGCAGCGTGCTGCCATCCCTTCCAGAGTTTGAGAGCTTCCTGCGTGAGGCAGGGTTCTCGAAAAGCCAGGCCGCCGCAATCGCGGGCAAAGGCCTAAAATCGCTGCACCGGAGTGAGTCCGGCAGTGAGTCCCCCACCGACTTCCTGTCGGCTCTCGCCGCGCAAATCCGCGGCTGATCCCAACTCCTACGGAGCATTTTCCATGACTGACAACAAAAGCGCCGAGCAGCTTGCCGGCGAAGTGAAAGCCGCGTTTGCTGCCCAGCAAGACGCCGTCAAACAGGACTTCGATACCCGCCATGATGCCGTCAAGGCGCTGGCACAAGAGGCGCTGGGCAAGGCCGCCAAAGGCGAGGAACTTTCCGCCGCCACCAAGCAGCTGGCTGACGAAGCGCTGACCGCGCTCAATGAAGCCAAGGCCCGCCTCGACGAGGTCGAGCAGAAGCTCGCTCGCCGGGTGGCAGAGGACGGCCCCCCGCAGTTCAAGACCCTTGGCGAACGTGTCGTCACGTCGGACAGCATCAAGCCATTCCTCAACAGCAAGACCGCACGCGGCCGGGCCAGCGTCGAGGTAAAGGCGATCATTTCTGCGCTGACCACCGATGCCAATGGTTCAGCAGGCGATCTGATCGTGCCTAACCGTCAGCCCGGTATCGTCACGCCCGGGCAGCGCCGTCTTACTGTGCGCGACCTGCTAACGCCTGGCCGCACCAACAGCAACGCGGTCCAGTACGTCAAGGAAAGCGGGTTTACCAACAACGCCGCCTCGGTTTCTGAAACCAGCGGCGTCGCCAAGCCCCAGACCGACATCAAGTTTGATGTCGTGACCAGCAGCGTGACCACGATCGCCCACTGGGTTCTGGCCACCCGCCAGATCCTCGACGATGTGCCGATGCTGCAGTCCTACATCGATGGCCGCCTGACTTATGGCCTGGCGCTGGTCGAAGAAAACCAGCTGCTCAATGGCGGCGGCACGGGCACCGACCTGCATGGCATTTACACGCAGGCGACTGCCTTTGCGCCGCCGATCACGGTTCCGGCGCCTGTTACCCGGATCGACGTACTGCGGCTTGCCATGCTGCAGACCGCACTTTCGGAACTGATGTCCACCGGCATGGTGCTGCATCCGGCGGATTGGGCGGCGATCGAACTGCTGAAGGACACCACCGGCCAGTTCATCATCGGCAATCCGCAGGGCAACCTGTCGCCGACGCTCTGGGGTCAGCCGGTTGTTCCCACCCAGTCGATGGCCACTGGCAAGTTCCTGACCGGTGCCTTCCAGCTTGGCGCGCAAATCTTCGACCGCATGGACGCCATGGTCGAAATCTCGACCGAGGATGACCAGAACTTCCGCAAGAACCTTGTGACGGTGCTGGCCGAAGAGCGTCTCGCGCTCGCGGTCTATCGCCCTGAGGCCTTCGTGAAGGGCGACTTCGCGGCTGCTGCCACCGCGGCCACCGCTGCTTGATGACGCGGGGGCCAGAGCATTCTGGCCCCTGTCGTTCACGGGAAGGAACGACCCATGATCCTTAAAGCACTTGATACCCTGCACATCAGCTCGGTCAGTTCGGGCAACCTGCTGACTGGCCAAACCTTCGAGCTCGATGACCATTTTGGAAAGCTACTCATCGAACGCGGTCTGGCGGCGGAGGTGGCCGGGAACGCGCCCGCGCCAGCGGTCACCCGTAAGACCGGTTCCACGCACCGCACAAAGGCTGACTAATGTCCGAGATCGTCGTCATTGCTCCGCCGCAGGACCGGGCCGTGACACTCGAAGAAGCGCGCCAACAATTGCGGCTTGATGCCCGAGACGAGGACCTGCTGCTGGGCGCCAAGCTCGATGCTGCCCAGGCCGAACTGGAACTGCAGACCGGGCTTAAGCTCTGCGAACAGGCCCTCGAATTGCAGATGGAAGGCTGGAAAGACGAAATCACCGTGCCGGTCCGCCCCTGCATGGTGGCCGAGATCCGCTACGCCTCGGCAAACGGCACCACGATCACACTGCCGGAGGCTGATTATGTCGCTCGGCGGCGCAACGGATTTACCCGCATTCGCCCTGCATCGGGCAAGTCTTGGCCAGAGCTTGGCGCAGATGGTCTGATCCAGATCACCCTGTCTGCCGGATTTGCCGACACGGCCCCCGATCTCCAGATCGCCCGGGCCGCAATCCTGGTCAAAGTCGCCACGATGTTTGAAAACCGCGAAGGCGCGGCCTGTCTCGCCTTCGATAGCCTCGTGGGGCAACTCAAATGTCGTTGGATCTAGCCTCCAAGCTCGACACCCGGATCCGGATCGAGCGCAAGGCGGTGACCGCTGATCCGCAATACGGAACCGAATTAGTGGCATGGGCCGAGTTCGCCTGCGTCTGGGCCGAGGTGAAGGACATTCTGCCCTCAAAGGCCGAGCGTCTGGCCGACAGTATACAGATCGCCCGCAGACCCGCACGGATCCGCATCCGGTATTTGGCGGGGCTCGCCGCCGACATGCGGATCATCATCGACAATCGTGTTCACCAGATCATCTCCGGCCCGGCCACGCTTGGCCGGCGTGAGGCCACAGAAGTCATGGTGGAAGAACACTCGACTGAAGGGGCCGCGCCATGACCATTAGGCTGAAGGGTGGGCCAGAGTTAATGCGCTTACTTGATGAATTGCCCAAAAACCTTGAGCGTAATGTCATCCGCGGCGGCCTTCGCGCTGGCGCCAAGGTCATCCAGCAACAGGCTAAAGCAAATGTCTCTGTTAAGACTGGCAAACTGAAGAAGGCGATCGGCATTGGCACAAGGGTGGAGGGATCGAAGCTATCGTCCTACGTGAAGCTGCGCGGTTCAGGCTCCTATCTGGGCCTATTCATTGAATATGGCGTCGCACCTCATTTGATCTCGGTTTCTGATGCAGACAAGCAAGTCCGCAAAACGCCTGGTGGCCGACAGGCAGTGTCAATCGGCACTATCAACAAGATGGTGAAGCGCGGCAGCTTGAAGATAGGCCAGAGCTTCGTTGGCCCTTTGATCATGCATCCTGGCCATGCTGCCAAACCGTTCCTGCGACCTGCTCTCGACCAGAAGGCCGAGGAGGCCGTCAACGCCATGGGCGCGTACATTGCCCACCGGGTCCAGATTGGCGATCTCAAGGCTCCAA